AAAAGTTAGAAAACTCTTTTCGGATTCGGTTAATTATTATCGGACTACATACCATACCAGTCTAGTAGGATATGCTTAATTCTGTATAATTGTGACTTATATCCCAATCTAAGACACCCAAAACAGCCTTTACGCTATCAAAAAGGGGGTTTTAGCCATACATATAGAACTGACTATCCGAGTCATTCACTAGCCCGCTTATTATCTGTTCAAACAAGGCCACAGGATCGTCAGAGTCACACTCACGACAGAAGGCATCGAACCTACGCCAGGCAGCATTGAACAGGCTCTGTCGTTCTCCTGGGAAGTGTCCTCTCATTGTTTTCTTATCCATCGTTCTAATCCTCTCTATAATATAGTACTGTCATTGATACACCCTTACTATACTACACAATAACTACACAAGCAAACATATTCTCTATTTTTTATGGGTAATTATTATATTCTATGTATCATAGGTCTGGTTATAAGGATTGTATGGGCTATGAGGCCTTGCTATGCCATAGGACCAGGGCTGTTGGTTTATAGTTATAGGTCTATGGTTATCGGACCCCCCAGGGTGGTACCTTCCAATAAAGACAATACGTCCGTCCAATCTAAGGATTCCAGCCTGCACGTTCTCAACAAATGTATGTATTCACTATATACACACTATACACACAATAGACGCAAGTAACTACAAACAAACAGCTTATGGGGGAGAATAATAATTATGTTGCAAACATGGGCTTTATGGGCTATAATTCCAGCATTGGAATGTGATTAAATATAAAAATACTATGGAGTCTCATTATGTTCAACCAGGTATCTATTGGTGATAACGTAGGCAATGGTAGTGTAATACCCTCAATGGCAACGCCAGTTGCAGGATCAGGTCAAACTCTTACCAATGCAAACAAGGATACAAACACCACGGCCACTGTTGTAGCTGGTGGGACGTATGTATTCACAGCACAAGAAGTTGGTGGATTTTTCTTTAGTATCACTGGAACCATAGCAACAGCGGCCAACATAGAGTGGGCCTGTCCACTGTACCAGTCAATTATCATTAAGATACCAGAGGGAGTTACCACCCTGAACTACGGGACTGATACAAATAGTGCTGTTGGCTATCTGAGAAAGATAAACATAACATGAGCAAAAAAGCAGTATCAAAACGTATGCTGACCGAGTACCTTGAGAAGTTGGGCCAGGAAGCAATAACGGTCAATGACGAAGGCACCATCATAACCAGAGTAGTCAGGCTTGCGGAGATAGTTTGGGAACATGCTCTTGGTTTTGAAACGGAGAATATGAAAACAAATACAATCACGGCGGTCAAACCACAGGTCTGGGCTATCAATCTGTTGTATGACCGGCTGGAAGGTAAGACGGCATCTGCATCGGAACCAGGTAAATCAAAAATAACCGCAGCTAATAAAATGTCTGCTCTGACAAGGGCCAAATTGAATAGACTTGCTGAGGAAAAAAAGAGTAAATGAGCAGGATACTTATAGCATGTGAAGAGAGTCAGGCTGTTACAATAGCCTTCCGTGAGCTTGGCCACGAAGCGTACTCTTGTGACATTGAACCGTGTTCTGGTAGGCATCCTGAGTGGCATTTACAACAAGATGTAATTCCATTGCTGGATGATTATTGGGATATGATATTGGCATTTCCTATGCGTACTGACTTAGCTGTTAGCGGTGCCAGATGGTTCAAACAAAAAAGAGAAGATGGCAGGCAGCAAACGGCTATAGAGTTCTTTTTGAAGTTTACTAAGATTCCTAAAAACAAATGCAAGAGAGTTGTTATTGAAAACCCTATCGGGATAATGTCCACCATATATAGAAAGCCAGACCAAATTATTCAGCCGTGGCAGTTTGGACATGGAGAAACAAAGGCAACTTGTTTATGGCTGATTGGAGATTTACCACTGTTAAAGCCAACAAACATAGTAAGTGGTCGAGAGCAAAGGATATGGAAAATGGGGCCATCAGCGGATAGAAGCAAGTTAAGAAGTAAAACCTTCCCTGGTGTAGGCCAAGCCTTTGCCCAACAATGGGGGGCGTTGTTAAGGAAAGAAAGTGCGTAAATGAGTACAGGTTTTGCTATAAAACCAGAACTGTCTCCAAATTTTCCTGACTTTCCAAAGATATGGAAATGCCCGATTACTGGTCTGAAAGTACCAAAAGAATTTGACGCTAATCTTTCCTGGAGAGCAGACCTGCTGGCTAAAGCAGATGAGGATCATGGTTTAAGAACAGAACTTATAAATGCCTGTTCTGCTTCCACATTATTCTATATAAATACCTTTTGCATGACATTCAGACAGAAAGATGTCAACCCCCTTACTGGCAAAGAGGAACCCTGTAAAAACCCCCATGTCCCGTTTATTACGTGGCCAATCCAGGATTTAGCAGTTACATCATTTGAAGAAGGTATAGAATTGGGAGAGGATAGGGCGGCTGATAAGAGTCGTGATATGGGGGCAACATGGCTTTGTCTGGCTGTGATAGATCATAAGTTTCTTTTTAGAGATGACTTTCTTACCCTTATGCTCAGTCGTACCGAGGCATATGTAGATGACTCTGGTAATCCTAAATCATTGTTCTGGAAGTTAGATTACATCCATGAATGGTTGCCCGATTGGATGCGGCCACCTGCTTGTATGCCGGGACAAAAGAATCGCACTAAGATGCACCTGAAAAATGAGTGGACCAACAGTATTATCGATGGTGAGTCAACCACAATTAACGCAGCTAGGGGTGATAGACGTACTCTGGTATTTATGGATGAGTTTGGTGCAGTACAAAATGGCCAGGCTATGCGAAGTGCCACAGCGGATGTGACACCATGCCGTATTATTAACTCAACACCAAAGGCAGGTTCAGAATATAGTAAATGGATAATGAGTGGCAAGATAAAAATTGTCAAACTTCCCTGGTACGAACATCCAGGTAAAGGTGCCGGACGGTATGTTATCCAGGATGAGATGACACAGAAATATCTTATCAAGTCACCCTGGCGTGTGCTGGAAGATGCACGACGATCACCGGCTGAGATTGCAGAAGAAGTGGACATGAACCATATGGGATCAGGGTCCATGTTCTTTGAAGCCAATGTAGTGGAACAGCATAAGGCACTATATGGTTGTCCGGCAAAGCACACACGTAAGATAAGATTCTCTGAGGAAGTGCCCCAGGCTCGTATATCACGCTTTATCCAACAACGTCAGATTGAGGTAATCAAGGCTTCCCCTTCTACTTCCGGTAAAGAGTTGAGGATATGGGCAGAGTTGACCAATGGCCGGTTGGATCAAAGTAAAACGTATAACCTTGGTATTGATGTGAGTAAAGGACAGGGTGCCTCAAACTCTGTAATAAGTATATCTTGTGACCAGACAGAAGAAAAAGTAGCTGAATGGGCAGATGCTGGTGTCCCACCTTATGAGTTAGCCCCAATAGTAGCGGCTTTTTGCATATGGGTTGGTGGTGCTAACCCCAGACGATTGCCACGAGTAGCATGGGAAGCTAATGGACCAGGGTGGGACTTTGGTAAGGTATTTGCCAAGGACTTCAGCTATCCATTCTGTTACTACAATAACTCTTCTGACAAGCAGCATAGGGACCGTTCTGGGGACAACTACGGCTGGCACAGCACTCGACAGCGTAAGGAAGAGCTACTTTCTGCCTATAGACGATATCTTGCATTAGGGGGCTATATAAACCACTCTATAGAATCTCTTGACGAGGCTATGACTTATCTGTACTATGATAGTGGCACTATTGGTCCAGCAGGATTGATGGAAGAATCGGAAGGGGCCAGAGCAACGCATGGTGATAGAGTGATGGCAGATGCTCTGACATGCCTATTTAAGAATAAAACAGTGATTTTGACTCATGCTGGCAGTGTTCCACCAAGAAATTCGGTGGGTTATAGGAAACGTGAGGCATTTAGGCGTAGAAAAGAACAAAAGAAAAAGGCTGGTAGAACATTCGATTTTCGCCCTGAAAAGGTGCTAAGAGGTTAATTTGGCTACAAAAATATCACCACAAGACCTACAATTGGCAGCAAAGGCTGGGTTTGATCGTATAAAGACATACCGTAAGGCGCGTGCAATGTTCATAAAGGCTTATGTTGGCAAGTATTATGCACAAAAATATGGTCTTACTGGCGATCAACCACTAAACCTGTTGTTCAATGCTATACGTGTCATGGTCCCGAACCTTGTTATGTACAATCCTAAGATAGATGTTGGATGTAAACCCTTGGTACATAGGGATTACGCAGAACTTTTAGGCCTTGGCATTGATGAAGTTTTTGAGCAAACAGGGTTTGTATGGCGATTACGAGCTGAGATAGTGGATGCTCTGTTTGGCTTTGGTATTATGAAGTCAGCAATTAAAGACTCAGGGCAGTTTATGGTTGTTGATGATATGCAGATAGACCCTGGGCAGGTGTATAACCAACGGGTAGATTTGGATAATTTTACTTTCGATCCAACTTGTACAAATTTCCTATTTCACGATGCCACTTTTACTGGCGATGCTGTGGTTGTGCCACGTGCTGTTCTTCTGGATACAAATGGATACAACCATGACTTAGTTAATAAGATGCCTTCTGTTTATTCTGAAACAGGGGACAAAGGACAGGCTTCAGATATTTCTAAGCCTACATCCTTTGGGGATGAATTTGCCTCTAAACGTGATTTGGTACGCATAGTACATTTGTGGGTGCCCACAGCCGGAGCGTTAATTACCATACCTGACCCACGTGACCACATCGCAGAGAGTTACCTTAAAAAGACAGAATATTATGGACCCATTGAAGGGCCATATTCTTATTTGAGTTTTACCCCACCTGTTCCAGATAATCCATTCCCTGTTGCACCAGTGAGTATCTGGTATGATTTACATGAAGCGGCAAATAGGGTTGCTGCGAAGCTATTAGATCAGGTTGATAGGCAAAAAGATGTTACCTTGTATGACCCCGCACAAGCAGATGAGGCAGAGGCCATTCGAGACGCCGAAGATGGGGACTATATTGCTTCCACTAACCCGGCTGGTGTTAACGTAATTTCATATGGTGGGCAAAACTCAAAGAATGAGGCTATCCTTGCTCAAATACAGACATGGTTTTCATATATGGCTGGAAACATAGAGCAGTTAGGTGGGGCAAAAGCTGGTGCGGACACCGCTACAGGCCAGGAGATATTACAAGCTAATGCAACTGTTACCATAGAAGACTCAAAGGGTATCACCAAAGAACATGTAAGGCAAATTGCACGTAAAACGGGCTGGTATCTTTTCACTGATCCATTGATTGATGTACCATTGACCAAACGAAAAAATGGTGAGAGCATTGATGTGCATCTTACATGGGAACAAAGGCAGGGAGATTTTCTCAACTACACGTTTAAGGTCCACCCACACACACTTGTACGGCTGGACCCAACTATTCGTTCTCGTAGGATTATAGAATTTACTGTTAATGTTATACCGGCTTTGGCTAATGCCACACAGATTTGTGCAGGACTTGGCATACCATTTAATTTCCAAAAGACAGTGAGTATGGTTGGTAAAGAAATGGGTATGGAAGAGGAAATGGCCGACATGTTTAATGACCCTGACCTTATGAAAAAATTAGAATTGACGTTGATGAAGGGACCACAGCCACAGGAGAAACCAGGCTATACCTCTAATGCTGGCACTCAACAGAATAACGGTTTTACTGGGGCAAGGCCAGTACCCACAGCTAAACAGGAAATTAACGAGACACGACAATTGCCAGCAGCAGAGTCACAAGCTGCCAGGATAGGAGCAATGTAAAATGTCAATGGGTAAAGCAATAACGGGAAATACAAAAGAGAGTGGGCCAGATAAATGGGATATTGAGAGTGCTGCCAGAACACTTATAGAGGCAGAAGAACTTAAAAAGGATTGTGCATTATATGATCTTGCTTTGGCAGAAGTAAAACGCCAGCAGGACGCTGCGAGCGAAGTTTTATCTGGTAAACAAATAGAGGCCAAAGTGACAAAAAAATTAAAGACTATTTTTAAGAAGAACTAATATGCCAACATATTCCTATAAATGTCCACGGTGCAGTGAAAAACTTGAAATTGTACATGGTATGAGGGCAGGGTATCATGCTCCGGTATGTGAAAACTGCAAAGTGATTATGCGACGAGACTTGCAAGCAGACATGCCAAATGCTGGGGGGCGAAGGTATGGTTCTGGTTTTGTCAGTGAGAGTTTGGCAATAAGTCCACTACAGACTGCCGAACATAAACAGAATTTTCCTGACGTTGACGTCAGAGGGGATGGGTGCCTGGTGTTTAAGGACACTCAGCAACACGCAAAATACCTGGATAAAATTGGGTGGGATAAAAGACCATCTAAAAAAAGAAAAAAGAAAAAGGTGGCCTGTAAAAGCCATTAGTAATATAGAACGTTTGTAAGCAGTGGCTTGTAGTCTCTACCCTTACAAAATGCAGGAGTTAAAATTATGTCAGTTACAGAAGAACAAGTAGTAGAAAATGTACAAAAAAAGTTAGACGCATTAAACTTTACGAGTGATGAGCCAGTAGAGGCTGTGAATGAGCCTGTACCAGATGAGCCAAAAGGTGATGCTGAGGTAGTTGAAGCTGCTGATACAGAAGCCCCTGTTGTTCAGGATTCTGATGCAGGAGTAACTGAAAAGGCTACGGAGGACACCCTGCCAGATAGTATGCGTAGAGCAGCTATCCACCAGGGGTGGACACCTGAAGAGATTGATTCTTTCTATAAGGAGAAACCGGAACTTGCTAAAAAGACTCTTGGTAAAATCCATGAGTCCACAAATAAACTATCAAGCCAGTTTGCTGAAATGGGCCGTCAGGCAATGCAGCCACCAGTGGTGCCTACCCAACCTGCGGAAACCGTTCAACAAGCTACAACTGTACATGGGGTTGACCTGAGTAAACTCAAAGATGAGTATGGTGATGACCCCATAATAGATGTTGTCAGACAACTAAATGACGAAATTATTCGTTTACGTCCAGCACAACCTGCTGCCACAACCCAGAATGTTCCTGTGGAACAAACTGCTGCGGTACAGGAAGAGGTAAGGCAACTTATCGGTGGGCAGATAAACCAGTTTTTAAGTCAAATTGGTAAGGCTGATGACGGTCATTATGGGGCGGATAAATCCTGGGATGAGATTGACTCAAAGCAAGTGACTAATCGTATGAACATGTTAAAGCAAGCTGACCAGATAAAGGTTGGTGCTGCTGCACATGGAATACGTATGTCCAATACTGAGGCAATGACCAGGGCACATATTCTACAGACGAGTGCTATTCAGGAAAAGACCATTCGTGCAGAAATAAAAGGAACCTTGCAGAAGAGGCAGAACAATCTGACCATCGAACCTGCAAATAGCCTTCCTTTGTCTGAAAGTAAGGGTCCATTGACTGCTAATGAGGTTGTCAAACGGGCCAGTGAACGATTAAAGAGTACATTTAAGACGTAATTAAAATTTTAACAATATAAATATAGGAGTTTATTATGGGTGTTAAAGATGCTGCACTTCTGGATTTAGTAGCAACCACATTACCGGATTTACCCAAACAGGAATTTGAGGTTACATGGGATAATCCAGATTATGAGTTTTGCCGTATTTACCAGAAGGAGCGTATGTCGGTAGATGGTGGAACTCAATTGGAACGGAAGGTAATGCTGGATCATACTGGCAATGCCCGATACCGTACCATGTATGACACTGACGAGCCAAAGGTTGGCCAGGTCATGCACACTATAACTGTTCCCTGGACACAGTTAAGCACGAGTTATTCGTGGGATAAACTGGAGATTCTGCGGAACAAAGACTCTGGTAAAGGGTTTGTGGACCTGCTAACGACCAGGCGAGTAGATGGCTTGTGGTCATTAGCAGAATTGATTGAGGAACGATCATGGCTCACTCCCACGAGTGCTACAGATAACCTGTATCCTTATGGGGTGCCATACTACCTGTCGTTCTACACTGACACCAGTGGGACGGTAAATACCAGTGCCGGTGCCTTCAATGGCATGGCTGTTAGGTTCCAGGATGGGACATATAGCTATACTTGTGCTGGTATTGATTCTTCAACTGAGGATAAGTGGAGAAACTATTGTTCTCTCTATACAAATGTAGATGCGGCACTGTTGAAGAGTTTCCGTAAGGCATTTTTGCTTACAAGGTTCAAAGCCCCACTGTTCATTACTGATCCTGCGTCAAATAAGGTGAGTGCAGCCAAACGTATCTACACTGATGCAGATACATCGGTTGCTTTGCAGGACTTGATGGATCAGAAGGATGATAACCACACACCAAAAGAGTTGTTTGGTGGTGTTATGGTTGCGGTTAATGGTGCTGTATTTATCAACAGATTGCCTGTTGTGTACATCCCTCAACTGGATGGTGTCACTTGCAGTCCTATATACACGGTGGACTTTAACAAGTTCAAACCGTTTGTGCAGGACGGATACTGGATGGAAGAGGGTGAGCCAATGAGTGGTGGCGTTGCACAACATACCACTATGACAGTGTTCCTGGATGGCTCTCACAACAACCTGTGTACAAACAGAAGGGGTGCTGGTTTTGTGATGCACAAAGCATCCTAAATGTTGCTCTTGAATAGGAGCGTGAATTAAAAAGTTAAAAACGCCAAAATATGATTGGAGTTAGTTATGGCTAAAGGAAAAGCTAGTGTTAATTACCTGGGCAGGGCAGGTTTAGTTAGTATGAGGGACATCCCTGATTATGATTTCCTCTACAAAACGTCTCTTACTATAGACCCGAAATGGGCCATTGGGGATCAATTGGTTCTCCCTGATGGTAGAGAGTACCGTTATGCAAAATCTGCTGCGGCATGTATCTCTGGTCAAGGTTGTGAATTTACTGATACTGGATTTGTAGCGTACACTGCATTTACTACGGCGGCTGCTGTTGATGCCAGGGAAGTTTCTGTCCCTGCGGCAACACATGATGCTGTTACTGAAGATGAATTGCGAGGTGGGTATGCTGTAATCTATGATGGCTCTACCAACAATGTGCAGTTCAGAGGCATCATAGGCAATGCTGCGTCTGCTGCGGATGTTGCATTTACTTTGTATCTTGATGGTACTTTGACTGAGGCTGTGACCACATCGTCTGCCATTGAGATATATGAGAACCCATATTCCGCCCTTCAAACGGCGAAAACAACTACCTTGCCAAAGGCAGGTGTACCAGCGGCTAAAGTTTCTGCTGCTTCTACATTTTTCTGGGTTCAAAAGAATGGCCCGGCCTGGGCTGCTCCCCAGACCAAGGTAGGCGAAAATGGTGGGCTAGGCTGTTTCTGGAAACATGATGGTTCTTTAGAAAGTGCCGACACAGCATTGGCCGTTACAACGGCAACCTACGATACTTCTCAGTATGCTGGACATACCCTTGCGGGTACTGCTGCTGGGAATGGTCCGTTGTTTATGTTACAGGGCTAATTTTTATCACTGCCCCTTGTAGGGGTTTTTCGCGGTTTGTGTGTCATCCCTGGTTCTAGCGTTCTTTCCAGGGGTGACACCATTTTTACAAGGAGTTTGTTTATGAGTAAGTTTGAATTGGACCTAAGTCCATATGAAGTTGAAGGACAGCTTTATCCTATCAAGGAGAATATATCCAACATGCTGCGTGCCCCAGGTCTGTTTGCTGATGGCAATGATATTGTGGAAGCGGTTGTGCTGGCGAAGAGCATTAGAGATGCCAAGGGGTTAGAAGATGTTGGTGATCCCGACAATTGTACTCTTGTTCTTGATGAAAAAGAATTAAAAGTACTTCGTGATTGTATGAATACCCATCTGAAATTGGCTACAGAAGGTAAGACCAACTTTGGTGGGCCGGTTCATGAAGAATGTATCCTAAGAGTTTTCAAATGGAGTGAATGATTATGGCTGAATCATTAGGCACTTTAACTATCTCTGATTTAGTAACTGAAGTGGCCCGTCAGGCAGGTCTGGCTTATTATGGAGTTAATGGTGATGAAGAAGCCCACGTACCTATAAACAGGCATGATTTGGCTCTATGTAAAATGGTAGTGCATAATGCTATTCGTAGATTCATCATGGATGCACCCATGACTGGCTGGAAATGGCAACGACGAATATTAGCTGTTTCTCTGAAAGAAACCAGTACGGGTACAGCTACGTCTGGTACGGCTGTTACTCTTGTAGATTCTGCTTTAGCGGCTGATTATGCTACAGATTATTACAAGGATTGCATAATCGAGATAGTAGCTGGAACAGGCAAAGGTGAAAATGCTCTCGTAACAGGCTATACAGCAGCATCGGGGACATTTACTTTTAGTGCTTTATCCGATGGTAGTACACCTGATACTACCTCTGAATATGTAGTGGGGCACAGGTATAAGCTACCTGATGATTTTAGTGGTACTGCTGATGGGGAAATAAATTATGGACCACAGACTAATTTAGGTGGATCAATCTCATGGAGAGATGAAGCGTTTATACGTGGACTTTGGGAAAATGGTGTTACTTCATCCCTCTCTTTGTACGCAGTAATCAGACCTTTTGGATCACGGCAATACGAATTGATACTATGGCCTGGTCCATATCAAGCATGTGTAATAGAATTTCCTTATACTTTATCCTTTGACCATTTGGAATTAGAGTCTGGTTCAGCAACAGCGGGTGATGCGACGTATTTGACTGCTGCTGGCTTTATAGGGTTATATGCTGATGATTATTTTAATGGTTGGACCATTACCGTTATAAGCGGTACTGCCGAGGGGGGCTATGCTACTGTAACAACTTTTACAACAGCAGATGGTAAATTCCTCTACACGGCATTGTCAAATGCTTTAACACCGGATACCACATCAAAGTTTATGATAGAACCAGCAATTAGCAAACATCCTGCCGGTGCAAGATTTGATGAGACTATTCGTATTGCGTGTTGTGCCCAGGTTGAGCAGGATATACAAAAGTATGCGGCACAATATGTTGATACATACTTGAATGTTACTTTGCCACAGGCAAAAAAATTAGATGCCCGGTTAGCCCCTAGAACCCTCGGTGGGTCAAAGGAACGGGGTTATGGGCGTGTTTCTAAAACAGTTACTTTTAGTTAATGGAGAAATATTATGGGTTTAGGACCAGCACAATTTTTGGATAGACTTAGTAAGATCATTTCGGGCAACGGTATCAAACGGTGTATCGATGGTATTAGTATTCAATCACTCACCGAGGCAGATGGCGATAACTTGGATAATGCTAGTACCCCAGCATTGGCCGCATTAGAGACAAACACGCTTGGTGTAAATGTAGCATCCAGTGCAACATTGATAGGGTGTTTGAATTTCAAATTGCCACGTGATTATGATGAGAGTTTGGATCAGCTTAGGATCAACCTTTTGGCTGTATCTGAAAGTACAGCGGACACTCCAACATTAACTGCAACGGCATACCGCAAACGTACAGGAGCAGCCCTTAGTTCTGCATTGACCATTGTGGACTCTGCTGCAATACCAATATCAACTGCCTATGCCGCATGGCGTGTTATTGGCATAGACAGTAATTCCCTGAAGGGTGGGGATGTTGTTCATGTGACACTCTCTACAGCGGCTCATACAACTGATGCTGCGTACATACTGGGTGTTGAAGTAGAATATCGTGGTGATTTGGTTTATTTCCTCCTGGAAGATAGGTAAGACGCTGTAACTTATTGCTAAATAAAGACTGGTGATAAAGGATGTAGTGTCCTATGGAAGTAACTTTTCAATTTCCTAGAAACGGGCTGGATGAGAATTGGGCTGTATCAAAGCAGCCTAATCTCTCATCTATCTCCCTGTTAAATGTCAGACCTTATGATGTCCAGGATACTCGATGTCGTGGTGGTCAGAGGCCCGGTCTGGATAAATGGGGGGCTGGAAACCAGATTGGTGGTGCTGCATATCCTGTGGTTGCAATGTGTTCGGTTACTTACACTGAGTTGGATGAATAAATATGGCTGATTATGCTTATGTTGGATTGAGTGGTACCCAGGAAGTGGACAATGCCCATGCCTGGTTGTTCAATGATTCCGATGGAGTTGAAGGTGGAGCGTTTTCTGGTGGAACTCGTATAAAACACTGTCGGGCATCCGCGATGGGTGCTGATGGAGTATTCTATTTCGCCGGTGACGATGGCATGGGGCATCACGTTGTAGTTAAGTCAGCCTATGGGGCAGATATAGTTATTTGGGAAACTGACATTACCAGGGCAGATTCAGCAGACATAACAACAGGGATTATATATGAACCTGTGAATGATCTGATTGTATTGATTAGTTTTAGCGGAGCTATGAATGTTTTGTCTGCTAGTGGTGTCGAGGTTTGGAACTTTGTCGGGGTATCTGGTTTGCATGAGATTGTTTCAGATGCTACCGGCTATGTATATGTATGTGGATACCGAAAAGCTGACCAGTTGAGTGAAGCCAATACCGCTTGTCTATGGAAGTTGGAATGGGATGGTACGGCTGTTCAATATGACGTATTAGCTTACTATGATTTTACTGAGGACTTGTACGGGTTAGATATAGACAGTGCAGGGAGTCTTTTAATATGCGGGGACAAAGTAGGTGGGGCTAATGTCGTTCGGAAACTAACTGCTGCTTTGGCAGTAACTACATCCTGGACAATAGCCGATTTCACTAGCCTATATTCTTGCAAATGGCTTTCTACTGGAAACTTTGCTGTTGCCGGGGATATGACTGGTGATCATACCAAGGGACAAGTACAGCTTATAAACGAGACTACGGGTGTTAAAATATGGGAAAGTGTGGTGCATACGGGGGGTGGTCTTAACAATTATGTTAAGACAATAGTAGTTGATTCCAGTGATAATGTGCATGTAATATTTGGTTTTGAGGTAGGTGGGGAATGAGTAATCAAATTGATTTTACCGATTATTACAGTATTTGCCAGGGACTTGCCTCGGCAACCGGTGCTGTTTTATATACTAAAACTATTGAAGAAGCCGCCAATAAATTCTATACCTTTGGCCAGCGACCATACGAGTCCAGTACTGATTGGCAACCTTCAGGGGCTTTAGCTTGGAGTTCTGGAGTAGTTTCTGACCCAGCCGCATCATCGTTAAAAAAGAAATTGGTGGCCGTTGCAAATGATGAAGTTTGGTATGAGGATACCGCTGGCACTATGGTTGAGTTAGCTGCGGCACATGGCGATATTGATACTTCTGCAAATTTAGTCATGTTTGAGGCTTATCAAAAAGTCTTTATAATAAATGAGGGCACCTATCGGGTTGTAGATTTCGGAAATGTAAAATTATCTACAGCAGCCATTGGCAGTAACATTCCCAATTGTGGTACATTACTTACTGGAGATGCCGCCGGGGCACAAATTTCAGTTGATTTTATAGACTCTAATACTGGAGCCTGCCTTATATATGGGCGAAGATTAACTGTGGCTACCTTTGCGTCTGGAGAAACATTAACAGGAACCAATGATGCTGGAAATGCTGTATCCTTTGATTTGGATGCAGATGAAGTTCTTCCTGATCCACCACACTGGTATCCATATACGACCTATGCTAATTTTACTGTAACAGCCGATCAGATTTATGGGGATTTACCTGATACCGCAACAATTGGTTGTTTATATCGAGGGAGGGTGACTCTTTCGGGTGACACTAATAATCCAAACCAATGGTACATGGCCAGACAGGCTAATCCCTGGGACTATGCTTATGCTGCTCTTGACGCTCAATCGCCTATTGCTGGCAATGATGCTGATGCTGGAGAGTTGGGCGATGCCATTGTGGCTCTTATAGCTGCAAAGGATGACTATCTAATACTTAGTTGCTCTGATTCTATCTGGCGATTAAATGGTGATGCAGCGGCCGGTGGAGTTATTGTTGAAGTGAGTTTAGTCACAGGGATAATAGATAAGTACGCTTGGTGCTATGATAATAATGATAACTTATATTTTCTCAGTATAAATGGGCTTTACATGCTTAGTGCGGATTCATCGGGTGGCATGGCTCGTCCACAGAGTTTAACTAAAACTAAATTACCAGCATTTCCTAGATCATGGGACATTGATGTGAGCATACACAGAATTACTCTGGCTTATGATAGGAGATTGCATGGTATTTTGATTTGTAAAACATTATTATCTGATGGTTCAAATGAAAATATGTGGTATGATCTTAGAACAAATGGATTATTTCCTGAAGAATATCCCGATGTTGCTGGATGTTATTCATCTGTCTTTTACTCGGCCACAGACACAGACTACCAAGATTTATTGGTTGGTGGGGCAGATGGGTATATCCGTAAATTTGATGCAGCTGAAAAGGACGATGATTCTGGTGCGAGTGATACCGCTATAAGTAGTTATGCAGTCATAGGGCCACAGATGTTGGGCAAAGACCCAAATATGTATGTGAAATTTACCTCGATGGTTTTAGTCACTTCACAAGATACCGATGAAGTAACATATAAATTATTTACTGACCGATTAGCAGAACCGTTAGTGGATCAACTTTTAGCGACACCTTTACTTCCACGAGTAGGCGGGTCATTGGGTGAGACTAAATACCCTACTCGATTTAGACAAGTCGTAAGGGGTATCTATGGTGGTATTCGTTTAAGCAATGAAACTGCTAGTCAGAGTTGGAGTATAGAAACAATTGTAGGCAACCTTGAAGTTGCAGGGAGTTTATAAAATGCCAGTACGAACATATAAACCATCATATACCGCCTCTGTGGCAAAAAGAGCAACAAATGCAACCCCAGAGGCACATAGGGCGGCTCTGGCTAATATGATGCCTACATCGGGTTTGAAACCAGAGGCCCTGGCTAGTAATAAGGCTATTGTAGATAATTATATGGCTGGGACATCAGGTGGACTAACATCGACAACGCCACCAATGGATACTAGTTTAGTAGGAAATGCCCCAGCAGGGGTTACTGCACCATTGGCAGGTACAGGACCAACTACTGATACTACTGGGGCACCTCCAACATCTCTTACAGGGGTTGGGGCAGGACAGGCACCATCGGAATTTACACTATCGCCGGGCATGCCAGGATATCAAGAAGCCCAGAACCAAATGTTACAAGGCCCAGATCAAGCCGAAATGGATCGGCGAAAACAACGACAAGCAGACAAGGATGCCCGCGATATAGCTCTTAAGGCATCAGCAGCGGGGCGACCAGGACCACCAGGGCAATCTCGGCCTGCTGGTCTTGGAGCAATGGACAGTGCAGAACATGCCGCTGCTGTTGCTGCCGGTTTAATTCCATCAGCGGAAAGATCGGGGGGTCCTGCTCCAGTTGGCGGACCACAGGCCGCCGGGGGTATTCCTGGACAAGCAAATGATATGCAAGCACCTGTTGAACTTGGGCCAGATGGTCAACCTTTAACAGATGTCAGTTTAACAGGAAATGCACCAGCAGGAGTAACTGGCGATGTAACAGGCGTGACTGGTGACGTAACGGGCATAACTGGTGATGTAACTGGCATAACTGGTGACATACAATCACAGGACATGCAAGCACCTGTTGAGCTTGGACCAGATGGCCAACCTTTAACAGACGTTAGTATGGCAGGAAACGCACCGGCAGGAGTAACCGGTGATAAAGCTCAATTAACTGGATTGGATACTTATGCTCCTGATGGTAGTGTTATTCCTGGCGATCAAGATGCCGTTAATGCCGTGGTCCCAGCAACTGATACTACTGATACTACTGATACTACTGGCAATACTACTGGTGATACAGCCAGTGATGCTACTGACCCAAATGCCTCTGCTATTCAGCAGTACGTGGACAGTGCGGCAGATGCCAATGCAGCGAATGAGGCTCGATATGGAGAGGCTCTTGGCCTATATGATCAGATCATCGCTGGATACGCCCCAGGCGGTGGCTATGGAGCAGGAGCGATGCAGTCGTACCAACAGGGTAAACAACAGTCCATAGCCGGTGGGATGCAGAATATGGTGTCTGCTGGGATGCAGAATACTACTGGGGCTGCTACATTGGGCCAGAAATATGAACAGGAAGTGGGTAATGCCTTTAGGTTGAATTTAGCCGACCAACAGATGAACGCTTATACAGCGGCACTAGAGGGCAAAGCCGGTGTTATTGGAAGTAAGACAGATGAGGCACCATCTTCAACAGAATTAGCCAATTTAGCATCAGGGGCGGCGAGTACTCCTGATTCCACGGTTGGTAGTACCGATGGCAGTGATAGTACTGGTAGTATTGATGGTACTGGTAGTGGCACTAGTAGTGGTACTGGTACTGGTTCCAGTGCATATGATTCTGGTGTGGTAGAACCAATCTCTGGGGCACAATATACTGCGGAAAAGAAGCGTATCAATAACCTGACAACTGGTACTAATCAGGTAAAGACTATAACAAATGCCATTACAAAATTAGAGAGTGCGATTGCAGCTTTGCCTGAAGGAAGTAAGGCACGTACAAACAAACAAAAACAGCTTGATAAGAAAAAGGCTGCTTTGGTTAAAGCCCAGGATTCAGTCGATGCAAATGGAAATGATATGGCTAAGATATCTTCTGCTTCTTATGCTGTGGAGGAAAATACCAGAAGGCAAAGGGCTAGAGACGCAGATGCCCTACAGGCTCAACAAAATTATGCCAGAGAGCAACAGTTACTTTCGGCACAAATAGCAGCCGATGCTGGTGCCTCTGCTTACAGTAGAGCTGGAAGGGCAGCGTCAACAGCTAATTGGAATAGCTATGTTTCTGATATGGACAAAAGAAATACTCTGGAATCTTCTAAACCAAGGTAAATAAATGGCTGGATTCAAACCATTAGGATTGACATTTAACGACGGTGACTGGAACAAACTCCGTATTATTGTCCAGCATTTAGGGGCACAAGAATTACCTTCATTGGCGGTTGAACCCACTGGGGTATTATCTCGTAATACAGATGTAACCAGTTCAGACTATGGTGAAGTTGTTCTAAACTATAATACGGATCAGTTTGACATATTATCCGATGAGTTACATATTATGCACTTTCACACACCTGATACCAACTCTACTGTAGTGGGTGTTGATACGGAAGATAATGCGGGTAACAATTGCACCTTCGTTGGATATCAAGCTGGTAAGGTTGGAGGTATCCCAGCGGGTGGTGATTATAATACCTACCTTGGAGCCAGTTGTGGAGTTGGTACTTTAACTGGGGCTATTGAAGGTTCTGTAGCAAACACGGCTGTTGGTGCTTTTAGCATGAACGCCATTGGTGGTTCTTCTCGTAATACCGCTATTGGGTACTACTCTCTGGCAAATTTAT